TTGCACTGGGTCTTCCTTCTGTTTAACAAATATCTCTTGCACTGGTGGAAAGGTGCTTTTTGGCCACATAGCCTCATAATGATCAAAGTATAACCGATGCTCCCTACCGTCCACACAAGGCATTACCTTACCTCCACCCTCTCACCACGCCCTTGAGGGTCAAAATCAGTCACGGCAACCACCGGCTTATGATCCACATGGTATGAATCCCTCAACGGTTGCACCCGGCCACACGCCAGCGTAAAATACCCCGTTGTATGAAAATAATGATCATCACCCAATTTCCGGTAACGGTACACCCGAGCTCCGGTTTCCTTGTCTTCTTCAAGAACTTTTGCAATGTTCGCCATTTCCCCGGCATACACCTCCACCTCGTCACACATCCGGGGAATCTCAAGTTTACCCTCTTTAGATACCAGATTATGCGCCGTATCACATAGTTCCGTCCGGTACGCCATAATGGTCTTAGTGTCCTCGTTCCACTTGAAAAAGGTCTTATGGCTGTCGGTATAGTCACAAAGCCATACCTCATACGGCTCCGCAGCCTGAAACTCCCTAACCGTTCTTGTCTCGGGCTCAATATCTATTATGGCACATTCCACGTTAAACCGTTTAGCCAGGTCGTGGACATCGTTAAAGTTGGTCACACGCTCCATTTTAAGGATCTTATACCGATCATTCTCCAACCGGCCACCAATCACCACATGAAGGATCTTTCCAACATCAACACCCATCGCACACGGCCCAGGTGAAGACGTGGCCATTGGCTCAATACCGCACCGGGCAAAGACATCGTTCTTGGTCAGCTTGTTCTCCGCAGCGATATAGGCCATTCCCAACTTGGAGTTATAGACTTCTTGAATATTACCTTCAGGCGGGTCATTAAACAAGTCAAGGATGGTCTTGGGCTTGATATAAGGGGAGTTGAGTTGACTCAGCCATGACCCCTCTATCTCGGTCCTCTCCGGGTGTTTGGCCACCCACTCACCATCCACACTAAATATCTCTTGCCGACACTTTTTACATAGTCGCAGACCGTCAAGGCTTATACAGTTCGGGAACTCGACCTCAAGACAGGTGTACCCGTTGCACTTCCGGCATTTGATCATCCAGACCATTTGATTTGAGGCTTGATACTCCTTATCAATGCCATAATCCGGTATGGTGGGAGTACTGAAGGACACCTTCTCTTGGATCTTGGAATGACTCATACGCTCGATTGCCATGTCCACGGCCCCGGACTCCATTAGGTCACGCTCATCAAATACAACTTTGTCAACAGGGATGGAGCGCAGCTTTGAACTATCCTTCTTGACACCCTCGACCCGGGTTGACAGACGAGCGCCCCGGAGATACAGCATGCCAGTCCCGATCCGCTTGATATTGGTACTATCCGTTGAACGGACGTATTTGCCTATTGTTCGGGGATTGTCTGCTATAAGGGGATTAAACCGGGCTTTGGAGAAATCAGAGACATCATCACCAGTCGGAAACAGGTACAGCACTCCGGCAGGGTATTGACCATGAATGAGGCCATGAACGGACTTAAGGACTTCTAGTTCGGACCAACCCAACTGTGCAGCCTTCCGGCCAACACGGTTTGGGTGATTTGACTCCATTGGTTTGATTTGCCATTCGTGACCCTTGAGAGCATACGTTGAGGACTGAAGCTTGATCTTGTTGTACCAAGCCCAGTACCAGGCAGAGACAGCGGCTATCTCTTCAGGGGTTTCTTTTATGGCGGCGTTAGCTGGCATTTTGGTCCTTTGGCTTATGTTCCCCACAAGTAGACCTGTATCCGTTCCCTGTTGGTGTCCCACACGTTCTTTCATTCCAACAACCAGGTTCATCACATATATATACGATTGTATTAACTTCTAAACATTCAGGGCATCCGTTAATTGTTTCTGTTGGCTCAAATGGGTTGGACGCGGTCAACATATCATTTTCCTCACCTTTCCAATCACACCGGATTTCATTGCATCTAACTTTCTCCATTTCTTTGCTTCTCCACTTCCGCAGCCGCCCGAAGCGCAGCCAGTTCTTTCAGTTCCTTCTTGCGGGCTTCTGTCATATCGTTGATGTTGATGTCAAGGCCATCTGGAGTCCTCAATTCGGTCTTGTCAGCCCAGTTAAAGCGATTCTTCATGTTCATGTACCAAAGGGTTGAATTGAACTTGGAATCTCGCAGGGCAATCCGGCCTTGCCTCACCCACCACGCTTCAGACAATTCAATGCCCTTTTTTACGGCTAAGGAAAACACTTCATGAACTTTCCGCCATTCATTCAGGGTGTCAACACAAACATCTAGCTTTGCAGCGACCTCAACCATTGCCATTCCATCTTTCATTAATTCAGGAACACGGTCGCAATATTCTTCTTTATATTTTGTTGGTCTTCCCATTTATAATAAAAACCCCTTTTTCTTTAGGCCCGTACGCGACACGGACATCTTTTGTTGGTAGAATATGGACCTTTTTCTTTTTATCTTCTTGTTTTGGCGTGAGTTTATTCATAATATCAACCACTTAATTATAAAGAATAAAATAATCCCACTCCATGCGCTAGTAAATCCCATTAAAAAATCGAACACCCGCATCTTACCCTTTCAAATAGTGTACTATTACAATATTATAATAATCCATTATTACACTAACTATAATCCAACAAATACCCGGTCGTGGCCCTTACAGAAAAGAAGGAATTATCGGGCGAAGTTTTAAGACTTTCCAGGTCTGGCCTTTACATTGATAGCTAGAGGGGTTTCTCCGTTACTATACCGGGGAGATTTGACTTGATCCGGCTCTTCTATCCGGTTCGCCTACATCTAGCTACACAATGCCACATAAAACCCGTTTATCCGTCACCCTGCATACTTTTTGACCCTTTAATTGGCAATGCAGGCAATCGGCGTCCGGTCATTTGAGTATCCAAGACGCCCCGCTTTTCTGGTATTGCATTATCTGGTTTGTTTTAGAGCCGAAACCATGAGAGACAAAACGGCTTTATCGGGTGATATTACGCCTCAATCGTTCTTGGCGCTTCCATTCTTCACGTTGGAGCCGATCATTCATTGTTTCTAATGCGTCTATGGGCTCTATGGGATCTTTCCAGCCCTCGCCTTGGTCATCTTCTGTAATAGGTATATCTCTCGCTTCACTATCCATGCTAATCTCCTTTCTTCCTCGCCGCTGGTCTTATTCCTTGTCATCTTGCCCCTTTACTGTATCCCGGTTTAAGTCAAACCGTGGAGAAATAAACCGCTGATCGTTGACAGCTTTATTATTAAGACGGATCTCCCGTCTATTATAATCATTAATGAGAAATTGATTTTGAGCGCGAAATTGATTTGTGTGGTTGACTTGATATGGAGATAGGTCGAGCAGGGGATTGACCAACAGCAGGAGAGATATTGACAAACATATGATTACTTCATTGACCATTTGCCCCCGTACAATGTGAGGGCCCCGGCCCCAGGTGGACAGCCACCACCCTTGAGGGACCGGAGCGCGTGGGGAGAAAAAAGAAACCAGAGCCACCCCCTAGTATCAAGTAAGCCCTAAAGCAGGGAATGGCTAGAATGTCAAGAGAGTATAGGGATTTATCCCCTTTGTCAAGATTATTTTGAAAAAAGATGAAAAAAAGACTTGACAAACGATATTAAATAGATTATCTTGATAATCAAACAGTCAATAAACCCACACAACAGAAAAGGAGGCCCACCATGCAAGCATTTGTCAGCCAGGTAAGAAAAGATGGTAAATACCCCGTGACCTACGCTTTTGACAATGGACGCCGTATAAAGAAGATCGTTGACAAAGAAACCATGTTGAAGGCCCTGGAAGATTCGACACCGATAGAACCCAAAACCCCACACTTCACCTCTCAATCATTATGCGATACAATTTACCGGGAAAGATAACAGCCAACCCACATTGAAAGGAGAACAGCCATGAACATGAAACAAGCGACCGGAGTATTGAAGCCAGAAGCCGACACCTCGGACGCCTTGAAAGCCGCATATCGCGCAGCTTGTAAACTTTACCACCCGGACATCAATCCAAATGGTTTGGAAATGATGAAATTGATCAACACCGCTTATGAGTTCTTGAAAAAGCACATCGGCAAATGGAGCCACAGCGACCGGGGAGAAGGCCCCGGACTCGATTCCCAACTATCCGCAATCTTTGACAAGATCAAACATATGGTAGATGTCAACGCAGAGATTTGTGGTTGTTGGTTATGGGTATCCGGAAACACCAAAGTTTATAAGACGCAGTTGAAAGAGGCTGGTTTCAAGTGGTCCTCGAACAAGACCGCTTGGTACTGGCACGAAGCCGGATATCACAAAAGATCAAAACGAACCTTCACCATGCCGGAAATCCGGGGATTATGGGGAAGTGAAGACCTGGAACAGGAACCCTTGACCGCTTTTTCAGCATAGAAAGGAGTATTATGGCAGATTACAGCAAAATGACCACGGATGAATTTGACGAGAACTTGAAAGACATCCTAGAAGAAGACGTATCGACCGGGGAGCTTTTAAGTATTCCCGGTATTTACGAGATACTAAGCGAACACTACAACAATGAAACCCTTGAGAGGTGGGCGCAGAGCCGACCAGATTACGAGAGCGAAGAAAACAACCAAGCAGAAGCCGACATGAGAGCCGACAGAGTAACCAGCAGCTAACCCCACCCCCCGGCCCCTTAATTGGGGCCAGAAAGGAGAACCATGACAAAGCCAATCGTACACCTGGACGTTGAGGACGAGATCAGCACATTGACTTGCGATTGTGGCCCCGCACAGTTACTTGACGGAGTATGTCAAAATTGTGGCATTGACTACCAGGCAGTTGAAGACGACCGACACGAAGCCGACATGAAAGC